GTATCCCGGTGTTGGTAGGGGGGGTCTTGTGTTGCAATTAGCAACCTTTACGCATATAGTCCGCTTGTTGACGAATGTCATCTAATGTGATATTCACAAGTTTCATAGTATGTGCAGTTTCAAACATAGTGTATTGTAACAATGCTTCGGAAAGAACGAAGTCTTTATCCAAAGAAGTTGTTCTAGCAATTTCACCATTATCCGTCATATCCATACGACGAAGATCGTCTAAATCTTCGTTTTTATCTTGCATATAGATATCGAACACATTCAAGTTCAATGGGTTCTCCAATAATACTTGAGGGGTTTGAACATTAGTAGATTCTGTTTGTGTAGATTCTTTCAATACTTTTGTAGCAATCCCTTGCATTAAAGAGAAGAAGAAGGATTTATTATTATCTTTCTTATCATAGTTGAATGTGCGTGTTAAAGGATTATATGTTTCAGCTACATGTTTAGCAGCTTCAGCAACATCGTCGGAAGATGTATCTTCACGATCATCAACTTCCACATTGCTACCATCATCATTCATATCCTTTTCCATTGTATCAAGAATTTCGGCTTGGTCTTTTTCACGTTGTTGTTCATCACGAACCACATCGATAACCTTATTGCTGATCATTTCAGCCAATTCATCAGAACCCAATTTATCCATTTTAACTAGGATAGTTTGACGTTCTTCATCATTAAGCTGAGGAGAAATCATTTCTTTGATTTCTTCTTCAGATTCGGCTTCATTGATTTCTTTTACACGTTCCATAATGATGGCTTGAGAGAACTCATTACAGAACTCAAGAAGAGCACGAAGGAATGGGCTATTTGTACGATTAGCGGATTCAGCCAATGTTTTCACACCACCGATTTTCTTAACGTACATAGCACCAAAGTTCTTAATAGTAGTGATATTTTCACTTACATAGTCTTTATCATGAGGTAATGCTTTTACAAATACTGCGTTGAAGCATTCAGCCAGTACAGCATTTGGAATAGTAGCCGCTAATGTATTGATACCAGCACCACGATAGTTTTTCATAAGTGCACGGTGATTAGCTTTCAAGGCAGCATCACGTTCATAGGCTACTTTTTCTTCATTCAATCGTTCGTTTTCCAATTTAGCAGCCTCTGCTAACATTTGATCGCGTTCGATTTGTTGTTTACGTAACGCATTGAAGTCTAATGTAGTAAAACCTAGACCTTGTTGGCGTACGACTTTACGGTTGAAACCCATGTGGATATCTCCTTTACTATTATAATCAAAATGTTATAATTATGTCCCTAGGCTAGTCCAAAATATTGATGAATATTTGAGCCGTACGTTTACCATTCTTGATAGTATGGTCTACGTTTAAATACTCAGGAATAACCTTAGATGTTTCAATAACCCCTTGAATAACATTTGTTTCATTGACTAATGATTCAAGAGTTTGCATTGAAGGACCGTATTTATTAATGCCATTAAACTTGATAAATTTAATGGATGGGAAATTCTCTTTGATACCGGCGATTAAGTTAGAGATATATAATGAAGGGCTAGATACCAATGAGATATCCCGACTTTCAATATATTTTTGAATATATGATTTCAATCGCTTAGTCATATCTTCAGCATCAGTAGTGAAAGTATACTTCACATCAAAGCTGATAGAGATATTAATCTTATCCAATGGGTTAGTTGCTTCTTCCAAATCTTCATGTTTGAAATAGAACTTAGAATACCCATAGGTATTAAAGAACTTAATATCAATATGGAAGTTGTTAGTCAATAAATCCAATGATTTACGAATATAGTCATAAATACTACGGAATGAAGTCATAAATCGTTCTCTAGCATTTGGTAACTTGAAGTAGTTCGCTTTAATCAATGGGATCATTTCTAATCTAAATCCATATTTACCATTCGGTCCTCTATTTGCGTATTGGACATAGGAACGAACTTCTGGGACTGGTATAATGAATCGAATTGGTGTATCCTTACTCATAGTATATCGGTTCGTTAATGTAAAGTGTTCCAATAATGGTAACGAATTGAATTTGTGTAACTGTTGTGTTGTTGTATCTGGATACTTGTAGAAGGTTAATAGTTCCATCTTACAATTTGTACCGTCAACAAGAACTGGGTCAGGACTGTCGGTTCCTGTAGTAGGATCCAACATACCTTCCGTTAATTGAAATTGATTCTTTAAGGTTACGTAGTCATTAGTCTTAATGAACTTTTTGAAGAAGTAGTAATCTTCATCGAAGCCATATAAGTCCATATCAATTAACCGTTTGATACGATTTTCTTCACCATGAAGAGTCAATACCACTTTAAGGTTTTCATTATCAATGTATTGATAGCCATCAGTCGGATTCTTGAACGTCTTATGAGATGGTAATACTAACGTATCATCCTCAATCAACTTAAATGCTTCTTTAGGAAGCATAGCTGATGGAGCAATCTTTGTAGTAATTGTGTAACCATCTTCACCATTCAAAGCATCCCGTTTAATATTGATACTATTGACGATGAATTGATTGAATGATTTTGTATCCGTTGGTTGGTATAACGTAGTGATATTATCATTGACTGAATTCAGATAGAATGCTACAGATAATGGATTTGCACATACTACCGTTAAGAATGGATTGATATATACAAAATCATTGTTTTCATATCCATCTAAGTTATTCTTCAATGAAAGTGTTTTATCAATAACGGCAACGGATTTATCATTGCCTTTATATCGATAGATTTTACCTGCTTTAATGATATTACGTTTAGATTGTTCCACGTACGTATCGATATCAGTAGATTCAATCTTGATATCAAGTGTATTAGTAGGGATAACATTTTGGTCAGCATCCCTAAATAAAATAAATGTAGAATATAGACGCTCGAAAGCATCATCTCGTTTTTTCATGAACAGAATTTCATTTTGTTCACGATGTTTGATATTATTGAAGTAGATTTGTAAGTCATTTGTTGTAGTAAAGGACTTGATTGTGGAATATGCTTTTACTACATCATTACGTAACTCTTCAATATCTTTACGGTCATAACCACCAACAGATTCTCCAGTAACAGTGCCCATAAAAATCATACCACGGTTATTTGGATATCGATCCGCCTTACCAATGATTTCTATATCAGTACCATCATAGGTAGTAAAATTACCATTCTTACCCTTTGTTGTATACAACTGAATATAGATTTCAGAATTATACTTAGGAGTAAAGTAACGTTCATCATTAGAGAACTCAATTTGGAGCTTATGGTCATCGACGATTTTATAGAAACAGAAAGGTTTATCTAACTTTTCTGTATTCATTAACTTCTTCGTCAACTGAGTATATGTCAAATCACCTGGTGCTTTATAGAATACTTCGAAATTTGCCAATTGACCTTCGAAGCTATATTCCATAGATACCATATTGATCTTATCATTCATAATGACAGTATCAGTGATTGTCTTCTTTTCCACTTGGTGTAGCGTTACAGCCAATACGACGTATCGCTTACCGTTGTCATTCACATATGTACTAGTACGAATATATGGATTTAGTAATGGACTTACACTATTCTTGTGGTCCATGATATAATAGGCACTGTGGATAGTACCTTCTAATGTACGTTTACTAGTAACACGTACATCATAGTCTAACATGAATGGAATCCCGTCGACGTTAAATACCATCTCAGAGTCCATATCGAACTGAGTGATATTACCATCAACGTTAATACCATTCTTTAATAAAGCTTCTTCTGACATCATGATTGTGAATGGAACAGAAGCTGCGGTTGCCATCAAATTGTCAATTTGGAAAATCGTGGCATGATTATAGATAGATTCAGGTAATTCTGCCTGAATCGGGAAAATCTCTTTAAACAACGATGTGATCGCGAAGTATCCATCATTGATAGTAGTAGATAAGACTTCCGTAATGTATCCAAATAGACCAACGTTCATTTCATTCATATTGGCGATATCTTTGAAATACGTTGGTGCTATCTCTTTGGATAGGTAGTCCTTTATATCATATACACTAGTACCGTTTTTAATAGTACCCACTTTATCACATCCTAAGCATACATAAGTTGATAATTAGAATAAAAATAATTTACCCAATCTTCAAGTAGATGATATTCTGCTTGTGTTGGGTTTCGTTTTTGTTTAAGTACTTCCATAATGGAACGGTCTGTTTCATCATTAGCTAATTTAGTTTTCTCGAAGTGACGAACGACTTCTTTAACCATCATGAATGTAAGGCTCAAATCATTATATTCGATAAATGGATGGTTCTTAGTTACCACAAAGATAGAATCTTTCGTATCTGGTCGTTGGTATATAGTACCATCTTCTTTAATAATACGGATACAACTACCGAATGATAGTTGATCCGCATTTGTTTCTAGCCATTGTTGTGTATCGTTATTCCAACGATAGAGTGTTGTTTGTGCCATGTGTATCCCTCATTATACTGGTCGATAACGTAACTTATATAATTCCCCACCATTACCAGTATCAACAAATGGACACCCAACGAATGTTTTCGTAGAATGCATTGTACTTTGGTTATATACTGGAATATAATTAAATGCTTGGTTTTGGGATAAGTAGTTAAACTCAGCTACATGTAATGGATTATAGTCATCCTTCTTACTATAGTTAAACGTAATGGTATACGTTGGTTGTTTAATCGTTTCATTGACTGAATCGGAGAAGTTAGATGAAGGGATATTCGTAGGGAAACAACCAGTGTATTTACACCAGTAGAGAATATCTTCACCTGTCGTCTTAGTCAAGAAATAATAGATAGAAATTGCATAATCAAGTGTATGTTTTTTAGCATGAACTGGGTTAGGCATAGCCTCACCACGATATACCGCATTGATATATTCTATCCAGATTTTCATAATCTTATATACGGATAGCATATCATCATCACGGAAGTTCACGTTAACTGTACCAGCAGTCTTAGTCTTAATTGTACTTTGACCATATGTATTTTTCCAACCAGTGAGTGTTTCGCCCGCTTCTGTTGTTTCCAATACTTCGTCTTGTACGTCTAAGCCTGTTACACGGTCGGTTAAGATTGGTATGAATGAATGCCCGCCACCTGCACTATTACCCATAAGGTAACTGCAAAGTACAGGGTGTGATTTCAGCATACTATACATCAATGCAGATGCATGAGCATGCGCTACCGCCGTATCTAAATTTAATACACTTGCACCAGTATCATTAGCAAACGATAGGTTCATATCTGGACGAGTAAAGAATATGTGCCCTTTAGAACCAAGTAGTTCATTATTAGGTGTTGGTAATCGATAGCGATTGAACTTATTAAAGATAGTGGCTCTATCTGTATGAATATTAAATTCATCATAGATAGCATCAAAGCCAGAGCTATATTCATCATATAAGTCATCACTCATATCTTTAAAGATTTGAATATCTTCTTCTTCAATATGTGGAGGATCTGTTACTAGTGGAGTGGCATAGGATTCATCTTGCTCCCATTCGTAGATACCACCAAATCGTTTGATAATAGTTCTACCATCACAACCTTTATATTTAAAGTATTCAATAGCGTGTTGGTCAATAGCAGCATAGTGAATTTGACGCTGCTCATACTGACCATCAAATAAACTACCACCATTATCAAAGGAAGGTCGTTCACCAGGCCAGTCTTTAGCATCACCGCTATATAAGCTACCAGCTCCACCGCCACCACCAATGTATTTACTGAATTTATCAGTAATACCTGGATAGGTTTCACCGAATATATTAAAGATATCAGATAGTTCAGAACCAAAATCAAAACCGATTACGTAGCGTAATCGAGAAGATATGACACCAGATAGTAGACCACGGAAGTTATTTAATAACCCACCTTCTCTACCAAAGAATGAACCGTCTCGGATATTACCGATCGTGGCACCCTTTAATAGACTACTAACGTACTTATTTTTCGTTCTAATGAATGAATCGATACTCATGTTATTGAGTCGATTTGGTTTCTTTTTATCATCTTCGGTTTGACCACTAATCGTTTTCCATGACGTAGTAGAACCTTTTAGACTAACTGGTTTACCGGGATCACCTTGAGTCCAAGCTTTATCACCCGGAGTAAATTTGTATCCATTATTACCACCAGTTGGAGTTCCTGTATTCACTTGCCCCGCAGACCATAATGTACCACTACCAACAGAGTTTGTCGGAGATGGTGCACTACCTGTTAGGAAACGAGAAAGTTTATTAAACCCACCGAAAGAACGTTTAAACGGATTTTTCTTATCTTGATTAGCATGGTTGGCTACACGTTGAGAAGAGAACTCAACATCACGGTCAATGACTACATCAGCCGCATTAATATAACCACCATTAGCTGTTCTATAGTAAGAGTCCAGACCATTTTTATGTAGGGATACGAGAGCTACAAAATCATTTGTGTTTAATTTACCAATGTTCTGCCCCAATTCATTTGGTTTACTCAGAATAGGGGTAGGACTTTTAACTCTTGCTTCTAAATACATAAGTATTTCACCTCATTAAATAGGACTGTAATCTTATTTGAATGTTAAATCCATATATTCACATGGACTTGTATAATAGATTATATAATCATATAGAACATTTTAGGTATTTAACAAATATATAATCTATCCTAACTAAAGAAAGGAGATCTAATCGCATGATTGATACTGTATTGGGCAAGATCCTTTCCGTGGTTAAAGGCACTGGTAGACATGTACTAGATGTACTTAAACCAACTGAAAAGTATAAATCCATTGCCCGTCAATCGGACAAAGCAATTTGTCAATTCCCAGTAATTGCTTCTAAAGCAATGACGTATGATACAGCTACTATGATTGTAAAGGCTTGTGAACGAAACTTCACTACCTTCATGGGGGTTGTTATCGGTCTTAATCAAGTAATTGATAATAAGACTGGTGCAGTCGACTATATTAGCCGTTTTCATACAAACCCAGACGATTTCAGCGATGGTCGTGTAGAGATTACTCGCACCGTAGTACCAATGCTTAAGGAATCTGTCTCTCCTGCTGATCAAAAGGAAATTCAACGTTTGTTATTAGAAGCTAATGTTGAGTTCGGATCTCAATTCGAATCCCAATCCTTAAATGATCGGTATAAACCAGTTGACATCAAATCTATTCTTGCAACTGAAGCTGTTGTTAGAGGTAGCGTTAATGTACCTTCTCCCGAAGATGGTAATCTTAACGATGTTCAAAAAGCAAATGCTTCATTAGATGCGAAGTTGGTTGAACCAGCATTCAAATCTTTACTGAAAGATACTGATGTTAAAAAAGCAAATGAATTGGTTCCATCTTTGATGTCTGTACAACTTACACAACGCAACGATGCGGGTCAAAACATTCCTATTCATTTCTTATTAGGGATTAAAGCGGTATTGCACCCTGTTAGTTCTGTGGAAATGATCAACAATGTGTTCAAAGCATTTGATAAAGGTTCTCGTGGTAAATTCTTCGATTTCCTTCGCTGGACTACTGGCGAAATTAGTTTCGTTAAAGATCTAGTATTAGGTATCGATGAAGTAAAACGTGATCTTAATGCTGAACGCAATAAACAAGAATCCCCTTGGTGGAATCTTCTTCGTAATCGTAACTCTGTGGGCCGTTTCCGTAAATGGACTAAGTCTGCTCCATTGTTACCAAATGCAACCATTGCTATGACACAAGCTGAAGTTGATAACCTTCGTGCTAATACAGGTGTTGATATTTTAGACCCTAGTTCTGCACTTCAAGTTATGCAACAACTTGGTTTGTTACAATTCATCGTTGTTGATGATGCAAATGATGTAGCGTACTTCTTAATCGATGGTCAAACTCGATTCCAAACCTACACATTCAACGCATTGCAACGTGATAACGGTGATGCTGAAAAACAAGCAATGCGACTCATTAAGCAAATGAATAAGTTATAAGGAGTACACGCATATGGTTGAAAATCAAGATTTAGAAGTTATTCTTGCAGAAAGTTTAGCTCCTAAAGAATTCACACAACTTTCTTTGGCATTAGAATCCGAAGAAGTTCAAGCTGGATTTATTCAACGACTATATGGTCGAGTACTATCCAGTATCCAACGTTGTATCCTTGGTGGTAAAAACAATGATATGATGAAAGTGATTGTTGATACTAAAGGCGATTTCTCTAAACACCCTTACTTTGAAACGCAAGGTGAGAAACCAGCCATCGCAACAGTGTTCACTAAATCTAGTCATGCTACCGTAAAAGAAATGGGTAAACAAATCTTATTGATTTCCAGTTTCTTACAACGTCATAAATCCGATTTCATGAAAGGTATTCATGCGGGCTGTCCTGCTTGCCTTTCTTTATATACAACTTTCATCCTAAATTGCGTGGTGGGTTCTAGTTATGCTATCATGATTGAATCTGATAGAAAAATAACTCCACTATGTAAATCTGGCGTTGATGCGTTAGCAAAATCTGCTGAATTAATCAATAGCCATACTGCTGAAAAAGTATTCGAAAAAGATATCCAATTGACCGAAGGTCTTGGTGATATTTTGATGAATAAAATTACACAAGCTAATAAGCGAAACGTTATACCTGTAGCGGGTGTTATTGGTATCGCTTTACTTGGGTTCTTTATGCTTGGTAAATATATCATCTTTAGTGTATATAGAACTAAAGCAAAAGTGTCCGACTATTTAGCTCAACAAGCATTGTATCTCCAACTCAATGCTGAGAATGTGAAAAATAATAGTAAATTAACTAATGAAGAAAAAGAATTGATTTTAGCACGACAAAAGAAAACTGCTGAATTACTTCTTAAGTATTCTGACAAACTAGCAATCGATGGCGTCAAATCTGGTCGTCAGGCAGAAACTGACAATAAGCGTGATACAAAAGCAATTATTGAAGATTCTAAAGACGATGTAGTTGATGTCACTAGTAAACCAGGCGAAGCTAATACTGGCTTGCCATTATTCTAGGAGGAATAACGAATGTTAAATTTCGAAAAATTTGTATTAGAAGCTGAAGAAGCAAAAAATACTGACGCTAAAGACGAAGCAAAAGTAAATCCTGAAACAGAAGAAGAAATGGAAGAATCCTACACAGATTTCATGGTAGAATCCATTCAACTTCAAATTGCATTAGTAAAAGCTGATGCGCATTGCATGGAACAATACATGCAAGCAACTACTGAATCCGCTAAAGCAGATATCGTTGCTACATACGAAGGTGCAGTATCCGAATTCTTCGATCGTTGGAAAGATAAATTGGGTAAAGCATCCGATACAGTAGCTAATTGGTTCGAAAAACGTGCTAAAGACTTTGATGGACAAATCAAAATGAATTCCAAAAAATTCATGGAAAAATACGCTGATGTATTGAATGGTAAAGATTGCGACCAAGTAATGGTACCTTGGTATGAAGTTCCTGTTGCTAAAGCAAAAACATTTAGTGGACGTGAACAAGTATTCATTAATGCTGCTAAAGAAATCGCTAAAGCCGATTCTGCAGAAAAACTTGAAGCTTTAATCAAAAAATATGAAGGTAAAGCTGACGATGCTGGTTTCAAAGCATTGGATAAAGAGCTCGGTGATTATATTGCAGAACTTAATAACGGTAAAAGTACTGAAGTTAAATTTGCATCTATTAAACGTAAAGCTATTGCTAATGCTAATGATAAATCCTGCCTCGATGTTGTAAAAGCGTTCATTGAAGGTGGTAAAGAAATGAAAGCTATTAAAGCCGAAGTATTAAACTTACCAGTTGAAGAACGCAACCCATTCAGCAAAACTGCTTTGAGTACTGCTACTAAATATGCTAACCGTGCTGTTCGTGCAGCTAAATTAGTTGCCATGACAAATGCTCTAGCATATCAATTCCAATTCACAGTTGCTAAACGTGCTTGTGTTAAAGCGGTTCAAGGTAAAGGTGCTGCTCAAAAAGCTGCTACTGAATCCTATTCCTTATTGGATGACATGTTAGCATCCGTATTCTAATTTGAATACTAAATATAGATACTACTCTTCCGAGTAGTATCTATATTTCTTTCACATTTTTACATTATAGTAATATTTTATCTAATATAACCTGTACAGGAGGAATTATTACATGTTACAATTTGAAAAATTTGTAAATGAGAACACTGTGTATGTAGAGGAGATGCACTTTGAGAACTTCAATGAGTTCTCTAAAGCATGCCATATATATAATACAGAGTTCATAAATCTTCAAACAGCTATGGAAAAGGCTGATGCTAAATGTATTGAAGAATATAAGAATGCCGTGACTGAGTCTGATAAGGCTGCCATCATAGCAATCTATGAAGGTACATTAGACGATTTCGTTAAACGTGCTAAAGAACGCGTTAATAAAATCATTGATGCTATTATTAACTTCGTTAAGGATGCGATTAATAAATTCAAAAATAAAATGGGTGATTGGTATGATAAGTTCTTCAATAAATACTATGATTTATTGAAGAGTAATGAAGTCAATAAAGTGAAAGTTCCTTGGGTTAAAATCAAAGAACAGAAGCTTGATAATATTGACCGTCGATTCGACGACCAAATCAAACTAATTGCTGAATGTTATAAAGCTAACTCTGATGAAGAATTTAAGGAAGCATTCGATAAAGCCAAAGAATCTATCATGGAATTAACCGATGATATTCATAATATTACTAAAGAAGTTAAAGAATGCTTCAAACAAAAAGAAGAAGTTGAATTTGGTAAAATCAAAGCTAAAGCCATCGAGCGTGCGAATAAGAAAGTGTACCAAGGTAATATGGAAGTTCTTGACTATAGCTTTAAAATGGCTAAAAGTCTTAAGAGTCGTGTCAAACTTGACAACATGCCATCAACACCTTCTATGATTGTAAATAAAAGAGGGCAACAAATTTCTACACTTACTGTATCTCTTGCTATACTATATAACGAATTTTTCCATACCAAATATAAACAAACGATTGGTAGCTACATGGTAGCTCGCCAAGCATGTAACATGGCTATTAGTGCATTACATGGTAAAAAAGAACAAACTACTGAATCTGTTGGTCTATTAGATCAAATGCTTGCAGAAGTTTAAAAAAAAATAAGATCCAGATACCGTAATTGGTATCTGGATCTTTCTATCATATTTCAGATTTTACGATACGATAAGCACGTTTAATATTCCCTTTAATAGGACTATTCTTAAGTTCTTTTTCTTCATTAGAACGGTTTTGTTTACCTGTATATAAAATACGTTTTAGATACGATGTAAACGAATGGAACGCTTGTCCCATCATAGCAATACGAATAGTGAGAATGCGTAAGCTAGTTTGCACAAACAATTTAAGTTTCTGCATAGTATTGAATTCTTCTTGGTTTTCGATTTGGTTGAGTTCTTTCTCAACTGCTTTTAGCTGAGCATCGATAGATGCTTTTTGGTTCTGAGCAATCGTAATCAATTCTTTATAGTTACCACAGTAACCCAACATCATATCCACTAATGGAGCGATTTTAGATGGTGTGTTGATTGTCACTACTTCTGTTGTGTCAGTACCGCGGTAGAATGTTTTAATTTCATCGAATGTATTAAACTGAGTAAATACTTCCAATATATCTTTTTCGGATTTAATGTCAGTATCTTCTAACTTTCTCCAAATCGATACATTGTAATCAGGAATTGGATTTCGTTTGTCCATGAGTTTAGTAATCGCGTTCCAATATGGGATCCCGGTAATGGTGATACCTCTATAGTCACGTTTCTTCAACTCATTAAATTCATTCATATGTTCTTCAATCCACTCTTCATGAACTTCATACATAGCACGGAGTTTCTTAATCCATGATTGAATGACTTTAGCTACATAATTGCGAAGCTTATCCACCCACTTTTTAATCATATCTACGATTTTATTATGGAAGGCTTTCTCTTTCAATCTATCAAATGTACTTACTTCTAGTACAGCAGAATCGAAGATTGTATTTGCATCAAATATAGTAGCTTCTGTTAAGTAGTCCAGATGATTCATATCTACACCCCTTACTTAGTAATCATATCCATAAATGTTTGACGTTTATTGACATGAGTCATGATATTTGTGATGGTTGTATAGAACTCTAAGAACGCCATCATTTTGTAGTTGATATATGTACAGATATCATTGATAGCCATAATACCAAGACCACTTAATACTTGGACTGCATCGAATAGTGTAAGAAGCATCTTAACACGAGCTGGTACATTCGTCATAGTTAAAACGTCTTTAATCTTGGCACGAAGTAACCCTAAAAGCTTTGTGATAGTTTCTTTTACTTGAGCAATTGCTTTATATAGATAGGATAATTTCATAGCACTGTATTCTTTATCGAATTTAGCAATCGCATCGAACATATCACGGATGAATAATTCACCCACACTTACAGATACACGATTTTCAGATGGGAAGAAAATTCTATGTACAGTGTCATTGAACGCTGTACCATTTAAACTTTTCGTTTTGATATATTTGGATACGCCAACAATATCAGCACGGAAGTTATAGATACCGTTTTCTTTGATATCTTTAATTTCTTCGGTGAATTCGTCTAAATCGAACTTTTGTGTACCAAGTTTGTTAATCAATTTACCTAGTCTATCCCAACCTAAACATTCATTGAAGTTGATTGTTCGGTTATCAGTCAAGATAGGGTTATAGATATACATACTGAATGTTTCAGATTGACGGCCTTTGAAGATGTAGTTGATAGCATCCACGGTAATCATGGAACGTTGTTTGTTGATTTCTTTATGTAACGCATTAACTCGTTTCATAGTATAATCACATGCATCAAATGCAGTTTGTTCTACTTTCTTAATATGGTCAGTGATTGTGGTGATAGCTAATTTGAAAGCCTCTTCACCTACTGCTTTAGTGACCAATTTAAGAGCGTTTGCTGTATTCTTACGTACAGCAGATAGGAAGTTATTATAGAAGCCAACAGCCCCAACCATAGGGTCGAATGATGTATTTCCTAACTCAGTGGATAAGAAACGGGCTTCCTCGAATACGATATCGATCTCGTTATTCATAAGGTGTACACCTCTTTCTACATAGTAAATTTTAGCTAAAATTGTTATTAGTTTGTTTTTTGGTGTAAGAATGGGTATATAGCATAACGCTATATACCCAAAAAAATTATTTTAATGACTTAGGTCGTGGTCCTTTAGATGGCGTATGTGCATCTTGGACTTTTTGATTATATGTATTACGAGCTTCAGAATCACCAGATTGTTTCTTGAATGTATCTGGATACTTATTATCCTGAATATTCCCATGCTTATCTGTACTATGAGGATTTGGTACATCCGATGCTTTCTTTAAGTCGGAATGTAATCCATCAGCATATATATCATTTGTTTCCTTAGGGGTTGGTGTATTAGATGGACCTTTACCCTTCGGTTCTTCGATTTGGATATTTGGATTTACTTTTGCATCAAGTTTCTGAACCTCATCAGAGCCCATACCAGATTTAAATGCAAAATCGTATTGCCCAGCACAATTGAACATACCGCCTGCCTTACTAAAGGCTGCCACTGCACTTGTGAGACGATAATATCCGTTATACTTAGCTTTTTCCTTATCCGTGAAGTATACTACAAACTCCTTATTTGGAGTCATAGCAAACAAGTCATGGTCTAGTAAATAGCAAGATAAATGTAAGTTACGTTCATTGATTTCACTTAACATAACAGACTTATTGAAGTCATTGCCGAACTTATCAGACACGATAGTTGAGTTACCCGCACCACGTTGCTTACCAGCACCACTCACTTCTGTGGTTTCATTATTACCTGAATCGACGATAGTAACATTGTTACCAGCGATTAAGTCTTGTGTAGTAGACGGTGTTTGAACAGTGACATTTTCTGGATCGACATACATGACATACTCTTGTTCATCAGGAGAGTCAAATGTCCCTGTTGCTTTACTCATAGAATTGCTATTGTCGATTACGGTAATAATCGTTTTACGATATTCACCTTGTTCATAGCAATCACATGCACCAGACTTATTTAATACATACAGACATCGGAAGTCATAGAACGACATTGTGCCAAAGTAATAAGTACCATATGTCTGCTGTAGATATTCAAATACGTTCATTAGATTCATTGGTGGAATGATAACTTGTGGATATTGTTTATCATTGTTCAATGGACTAATGAGCATTTTATCAACCCCCGCATTCCCTAGTATATGACCTAGAGCAGAGGATAGTGTACAGTCATTATATATTTCATTGACCGTTTTACGCATAGCGATTAAATCACGTTCTCTCCATAAAGAGAGCTCATATGATTCAGTATAGTCACTTACGTTGTACCAGTGTTTATCTTCAGCTTTAATTCCAGAAGATGTACCAGTACCTTTGCCGCCTTGTGCTTCATTTGTTTTATCGTATAGCTTACTTTCTTGGAAAGGAGCTTCATCATCGATTAATACAATGAATGTGTCATTGATGATATCATGATAGCCTGAATTAGCATTAGTTGTATCTACTGCAACTAATCGGAATCGGATATTTACATCATTTTTATGATTTACGATAGCTTCATGAAGTCTAGGTGGTAAGAGTGTTTTAATTTCTAAGATTGGATGGATTGCTTCATCGTATAATTGGGTAAGAAAAATATTCTGGATGGCAGTAGGTACCATATCGATTGGTTCTTGTCCAGGGATTAACACCTGCCAAGCATCCACTCGATATCGGTACCTATGATTTTGCATATTAGAACGAAATTGGTTCTTGCCACCAGCTGACCCACCCATTTTAAACGCTTTATCAAGCAACCCATTCGGATCTAGCTTAGGAATATTCGGTCGTTTAACAGAACTGAATATATTCTTAAGTAGATTACCTGTGTCGAGCTTGATACCCATGTTATAGTTTCTCCCTCATCTCATTCACAATGTCATATTGATTGAGTTCCATTAACATTAATGGATAATCAGAGAAGTAGCGGTCATTGATATCCATCAATGTACCAGGGTCAGTTTTATCTGATAATTGGTCAAAGATTTTCTCTCTTTGCACATCAGATAATACATCGTATTGATATTCCAAATCAACGGAACGGAAGTTCCGTACTACTTGATTGGCTGTATCTTCACGATTTAGGAAGTTATAATTGGATTGGTTAATAACATGAGCAATGTTATTGATGCTAAATGTATCTTCATCATCATCGTTTAAATAACCTGCTTCATATAACTTTTCCAATGATTTATAGATTCGAACGAATCCAATACCTTTAATCCCTTTAATAGAACGTTTACGGTTACCACTACAGGAAACAATGAACGGGACTAATAGAGGATTAACGATTCGTTTTGGTTCATACTTCTTCTTGAAGCATAAGTACTTCACTACATTCTTCTTAGTGATTAATACAGGGTCATTTTTAAACTTAGTAATCAATAAGAAGTTGTAATTCACATACTGTAAATCATACTCATCTTTAGAGATGATGATATTGATATTGGCTGGATGTTTATTCTCCATATTAATAATCATCGGCACCAATGATGACTCCACGCTATCAGTACTAACCATATATACATTTTCGATATACTCGGTAATGATTTTCATGAATGAAATCGATTCATGAATGATACCATTAATGGTTAATCGATCTAGGTTAGTTAATGAATGGAAGAAGTGTTGTCGATACCCTGGAACAAGAGCGGTATTATTATATTCCGTTTTATGTTCTGGGATTGTATTGTAGTATAAGAAGATATTCGTCTTAATCTTATTCTTGGAGAAATACTTTCGGTAGTGAGCAATGATATTGATAAAGTTGGATATCATACAACGATACAGTTCATTCAATTCTTTCTTATTCGCTACCTTAATGAAGTTCTCCACTGCTGTGGTTCGTATACTATTATACAATGATTCAAAGCTAATATAGATATTCGCGGTTTTAACAATTTGCCTACCAGACTTATCAGTCTCAGCAAGCTTACCATTAAATAGCTTATCTAAATATACATATCTAACTTTGAATGAGTTTGCATAGGCGTCGACGATATCAAACATCGCGATCACCATCGATAGTCAACATATCATCTTCATCGTCATCGGAACCCATAAAGGAACCCATATCGAATCCACCAAATTGTTTTTGTCTATCGGATATACTATCTTTTAGTTTGGAAATACTTCCAAAACCCATACCTACAAGCGTATCTACGACAGTGTCAACTTCCTCATTCGTTAACGAGATACCTTTCCCGATGATGGGTTCATCCCCTAGTTTCATACTACGGATATTTATATTTGCTGGACCATCATCAAAGGATGCTCTGATGATGAATTTACCCCAGTTACTATTATCAGATTCAGAGATATTCTCAATAATCTCTTCTACTTTAAAACGACTTGGGTCGTATGGTTTTCTTGCCATTATAAAGTACCTCCTTTTTAATTTTCTGTGTAGGAGTAAAAAAATAATAGGCATGGACCCGAAGATCCATGCCTATTGGTGTGATTTCTATTAGTAAACGTATTTACCTGGGTCGAAATCATTTTGTTTGAAGGTTTTAGTTGCCACTGTTTTAAGAACTGTTGCACGGAAACCTTTTTTGCGATAGTCGCGAATATTCAAGAAGTCAAGAACGAAGTTACCTTGGTCTGTAGGAATATCGAATACGTAACGCAATACGATGTCGCAGTCTAAACGGAAGCGAGCAACGTTACCGCCACCCATTACGTGGAACTTAACTTCGTTAGTTGTGAAGTTAGTTAATGCTTCGTTAAGTTGTTTATCTGCAACCATTTGCACTTGAGCTTTATCAGCTTTGTTATGCATTAAGCGACCCATAACTTGGCTGAAACCTGTGTTACCACCGAAGTTACGTTTACCGCCTTTTGCACGTCTTTTGTCTTCTTTATCAAGACGCACAACTACATACACGTCGAATGGGTCGACACGATGTTTACTGTTTACTTCTTTACCTTTTAATAATTGACCGAATTGTGGATTGTAGCGTGCTACAACGAACACTTTAGAGCCAACGTTTTGTACGCCTAAGCTTTGTAAGCAACGGCCTACTGCATTTTGAATATCGTCTTGGTTTACATCATATGTAACACCTTTTGGAACCATATTCATGTGATTTGCCAATAGTTCATCAAAGTTTTTAGTTCTTTGGTCTACTGGACGTTGTTTTTCGCGGTTTTGTGGTTGTTGATTGTTTTGACCGCCTTGTTGTTGATTGTTGTTCATAATGAGCAACCTCCTCTGGTTAAAATAAAATAGAGTAATTGAGTCGAAACAAGAATCAATTCGACTTGACTATTTGTTTACGACTCAATTAAATAATATATAGATAAATTCTCAGTTGAGAATTTCTCCCTAATTAAGGATTTTATGACGCATAGACGCCATAGTAGCTTGGACTTTAGTAGACCAAGATTTATCGGAAGCATAGATGGAATTCACAGCATGTAGGTTGGTATACCCACGATCAAAGTATACTTCTTTAATCATTTCACCCCAATGGTCGATACAGGCGTTTCTTGTTTCGAATCCATAGGCTGCACCTTCATTACCATCATAAGCTGCTATACCAAATAAGTTATTACGAGATTTAGCTAAGTAGCTAGTACCCCAAGCAGATTCATGGGCTGCTACAGCAATACCGAATAGAGCATTAACACCCCAACGTTCTTCCATAGCTTGGAATGCATGACCAAGACCATCGAGTCCTGTGCCAGCTAACGCTTTATCTAGCTCTTCAGCAGATAATCCTGTTGGTTGTGTAATGTCATCAGTAATATGAGTTACTTTTTCTTGAGCAACTCGACGACCTGCCGTATATCGAGATACGAGATTTAAATCACGTACACTACGAACGGACCAGATAACATCAGATTCAGGAATGTAGTAACGTGTCCCATTTTCAGTAAAAGCGATAAACTTTCCTTTGAATAGATGGGTGATTCGAGTTGTTTCTACAGCCGGTAGTTGAATCTTAGATGTATTACTGAACTTCTTAAACGTAGTTACTAAGTTCACCATGTTATAATCGGTTGGTAACTTAGTTAATACTTCAGTACCAGTAAGATCTGTATTTTTTGGTTTAAATTGAATATAGAATGAGTCTTTAGCTATATCCTTAGGAACTTTAGCTAACCCATCCATGGATTTAAAGTATCCATGTTCACTTAGCGAGTATTTAGTTTTTTCATCTGGGATAATTGTGAATTCTCCCTGTTTTAGTTTGGTTTCCTTTCCTTCGTTTGAAATAACGGTAACGTCATTTGATGTTACTAGATAAATGGAGTTTGTCAAATCGACATCCTCAACATTTTCTGCCGCTAACTGCGACGTGTCCCCTTTGTCACTATTGTACTTGGATCCAGCATCTTGTACTGAAAAAGCTTTTGGGTCATTTTGGTACTCGCTCACACCAAGAATGACTGTTATAATGAGGACGAATTTGATGATTTGCATAAATGATTTCTTCAAGTCATCATCTCCTTTCTTCATTAGAACATTGTTACATACGTATTGTGCTCTAATAACAATAAAAATACAGATACAGTGAATGACACTGTATCTGTATAATATATACTTATAAGTTGAATACGTATTTGTAAGCTTGTGCTAAGTAATCTCTAAGCTTATCAGAATTGCTAACGATAAAGAGCTTTCTATCCCAGCGATTCTTGAATAAGTAATCAGAGAATAGGAATGTTTGGTCTACCTTTTGAATGTGGAATAATGTAGAACGAACCAATTCGATAAGTTCTTTATATTGAGGTAGACTTAAATCTTCACTACGTTCAGCGAGTTTATTCGTAATGATACACATACCCAAGGTAACAGCATCTTTAAGCATAGTGATATTATCGTTCTCTATACCAATCCTAACATAATCGCTGATATAGAGTACTGGATTATCGAAATAACTACAAGGGTTGAATTGGATACCCATATGAGCAGAGGACATCTTAATCCCTTGAATGAAGTCATCAAGTTGTTGAACCATAGAAGGTAAGTATCCAGTAAAGTCTATGTCAGAAACAATTGTAGATTTCTTAATATCTGGATTGATGTTTTGGACACTGATTAGCTTATCGTAACGAATATGTTTAGTGATTTGGTTGAGTAGAATGTTTCTATCATGATCACTCTCAGGGTTCAAGCCACTTACTTCTCGGTATTCATCGGTAATTTCAACTCTACCTTCAAATATAGAGATAAGTGGATACTTAACGATGAAGATAGCTTGAGATGCTAAGTCTACATATGAACGAGTATAGTAACATAGACCATTACGGGAATTATATAACCAGAATTGATTGTCTAACCCATCAGTTTCTCGTTCAATATAATATTCGATATCAGATGGTTCACTATCCATCAATAATAGATGAGCGGATAGTACCGCATTAGCTGGATGGTCTGTATTGATAGCTTTATACGTATACTCATAGATAGCGTAAGGTAACCCAATTGGGATAGACAATCGTTGGATGAAACTAACCAATATTTCTGGGAATCCTTTTGTTTGTAATGATGGGGCTACGTTTTCAATATAGTTCTTAATCTCGTCTGTCATCGCAGATCCTAATAGAATAGAGATTGTTTTATATTCCATATAGTCAGCAGGTTGACGCAACGCGTTAACAACCATCTGAACCACTTCGCCATCACCAATATTACGTTCAAGAAGATTGTTGATAATGTTACCCATACCGCCATTGTATAGTAAAGCTATAATCTTATCAGCTCGTTCTCTAGCAGACATACCTGGCGTAGCGGATATCATTTTGATATATGCTTGGTATTCAGTTGGGTAATCATAATATCCTTCATATGATATCATAAATGGAGTTGCTTCTAGTTGAAGAGATGCTTGATTTAACGATTCTCTTAGAATCGGATAGATTGTTGGGAATACAGATTCGTCAACTGCGTCTAACCGTTGAGAGAAATCTAAATTATCGCTCATTAAGTATTCTTTAGCTATATCATCAATCGCCAATGAATGTTTATCTTCATCATCGATAACTGTTTGGATATTTCCATTAGCAATCAATGTTTGTAATTTACGAGTATCGTCCAAGGAATTGAATTCTTCAGTAGGAAGTTTCTTGGATAATACTTGCGTACCACCATTGGTAGCACCAACGATTGGTTCTAATGTACCCACATTGGAAGCTTCCATTACTTGAATGGAACCTTTTTTAGTTCCATATTTACGAACGTCGAAGTAACGCATTAGTTTACCTTTGAATTGAATAGATTCGGTCAATCTCAATTCACTTAAGCGACGTCCAATATTCTTAGCAAGAGTATTCTTATACTCTTCTTCACATAAATCAAAGAAGCGAATAGAGCCTTCTACTTCTTCTTGTGTATATATAGGGAATCTACGTTGATCCGGTAAACCAAAGTATTCTGTTGGATACCGATAGATATCAGTAATATCAGTTATCATAAGTATAGTCTCCTTATCTATAGTACAGTTTTATTTTTAGCTGTCACATTTAATTAATGAATGTTATATATTTGTGAAACTCATATTATAACATTTATAGTATTTTTTATAGGAGGTGAGGTACTAAGATGAGTAGACGACACCAAGCGAGTAAACGATTCAGAGAAAAGCGTAAACCCGTCAAATCTCAATCAAATAACTCGCGAGTTAGTAAGGATTGCGTGTCCTCTCTATTAGACTCTCAACAGGAGAAACGAAAAACCGCTACCCCATCTCATGTGCAACCTGGTGACGTATTCATTATGCGAGATAATGGCTATGATGCTGAGAACAAACATAAGGAAGTTCCAGATACACAAGTCATTCGCTATGATCGACCAGTTGTAGTTATGGCAACAAGTAGAAGTACAGTTAATGTATTACCATTGTCGACGAAAATTCGACCATTCGATACACTGTACCCAGTTGTTATTGAACAGGGGCTAGAATCTCAAGTTATCATCTCACAGACACTAACAGTGGACTTTGATAACTTAGCCGATTTTATCGGAACACTCAGACCTGATGTGTTCCATGATATGCGTGAAGCATTAAGTAAGTATGTATTACATGGGGCGTCTCATGTGAAGCGAACTGTACAGCGATATGAAATGGATATGGTCAAATATGAACCATTTGGTATCTATGTACATCAGCTCACAAATGAGCGATTTATGATGTTAAAAACAAAGAAGAAAACCTTTATTAAAGTACCCGTTGAGATATTAAAAGAGAACGATATCTTACCAACGGACGTTAAGGTATTCTGTGGACATGTGCGTTTACACAAAGTCCAACTCGTTCTTCCAGATGAGTTATGTGATGATCATAACCTATTATACATTGGGGAAGAATATCGAAAATCTATCCGTAAGAAGATAGTAGATACAATCAGCAGTTGCTTAGGTGTTAAGATTCGAAACTGTATGTTAAAACCAGATTCAATTGATATCAAAGAAACGATGGCAATCGCTAAAGTGATCTCTTCATCAGATTATATTAACGGTGTTAAAGTCATAGATGATATTTGTAGAAATCATGTAAAGGTATATTTAGATGATCCACAAACTTTTGTAAAGAAAGCATTTAAGAAACTAACAACGTTCACATCACCAACACAGCTTATCGATGTGATAAATGAGAGAATATTGCTCATGAGTGATATGCTAGTATGTGATACTAGAGTATTAGGTATTGGTGAGAAGAATTTTGCTGATATATTAGAGAGAAGACTAAGTAAACATTCTAAAGGTTTTATCTGCGATAGTAAAGGTGTTGTTACTAAGTACAATAACACAGATCGCAAATACTACCTTAAGAACGTACGATGGATTTATAAATACCATCAACGTAATAACAAAAAATAAGTAGAAGAGTATACGGTTCATTCCGTATACTCTTCTTTTTGTGTGTTATCGAGGGTCGTAAACACCTTTGATACCAGCTTTGCGGTACCAGTTCGCTTTACCGCGAATAACATCGCCACCACGACGGTATCCTTTGGAACCATATGGGTCATATACTGGAGATTCAGGTGTTCCTAAGAATTCCAAATCCCAACGTTCCACAGTGGATTTAGGACCATATGGGTCATGACACCAAACACCATCTTCGTTGTCGCCTGCTTCACCGTGTGTCATAACACGTGCTTTATCGATTGTTAAATCAAGAGCATTAGCTAATACGGTAACAACTTGGGACATGGTTTCGATTTGAGCCGCTGTAGGTGGTTCGCTACCTAATCCTTCTGGAGTTGCATCATAACAACCTAACAAGGAAATAGCAATAGAACCAGTATTACGACGCCAAGTACCGTATAGAATATCATCTAAACCTACACCTGCCGGCATATAGATTTCACCATTACGGTCGATTTGGATATGATAATCATCCCAGAATTGGCTGTATCTACCAGCAGTCCAGTGAAGATAGATTTTAACATCACGGCCTACACTGCGAGCTTGACTCCAAAGAGACCAATAGGCAGCTGTGGCTTTTTTCTTAATATCAGACAACGTTACTTGCGTCATCGCAGAACGAGGTAAGACTTCAGACATATATCAAAACCTCCTTATGGGTTAAAAAATGGACAATGTTGATACACCATACTCATCCCACTCTCTCTCTTATATGAGAAAAGTTGATGGCGAAGAATCATATGAATTGTTTGGGTGGATTCATACGACTCTTCGCTATCGAAAAGGTTATCTCCAAATGAATGACGAGTTCATTCGGATACTATTATGTGAGTTATAGTATAAGTTTTTATAACACGATTATTCTGGCTTGATTTTGATCTTATTTCTACGTTCCTCAGGAGAAAGGTCGTCAGAACGAAGCTTATTAATCAATGCTAAGAAGTCACCATATTTCTTATTAACTACTTTGATATAGTTATTATCACGCTGTTTCATAAGAGCCTCATCTTTATGCTTCTCTTTTACCTTATCAACAGCTTGAATTTTATGGTGCATATTTGGATTATCTCCACCATCTTTAACTTCTACTTCTAGTCGAAGATCTGGGATATAGAAGTCTGGGATATAGAAGTGCTCTACCCCATCATAGGTATAACGGTATACATTAGGGGATGGAGCAATGATATCAGTAGATTCAAAGTTAAATACTGTATCGCAATTTAATAAGAAGTCTTTCTCATATGAACCCACATAAGTTGTTGGTTCACCACCATTCTCCCATTCATACTTACCAGAAATCTTTCTAGCTGCTAACATTTTCTTTTGATGCTCTGGGTCATTGGCGAGGTTATATTTGTTATATACACGCATCATACGCTCTTTGAAGATCTCACGATTCTTCTGAGCACATTCTTTACGACCACATAATCTAGCGTATTTATGAGTCTTTGGATTCCAAGGAGTCTTACGCTTACAGATTACACATACGGTCGTTTTATCATGAGTTAAATCATAGAAGTATTGGTCAGAAGGGATTCCTTCTGGAATCATATCCTTATGAGCTCGTTCAATATGATCGTAAACAGCATCCTTACTAACGTAATTTTTACGGCAGATTGGACACTTACATTTTCTAATGGTATTCAGTTTCAAAGATGTGTCACCTACTTTACATGAATTATCTATTTATATTACTAATCAGTCGTATAATAAGTGGATAGCATGTACGAATACACACTATCCACGAGTTGATATAGGAGACTATTAGTTATATGTATATTCTTATTTGATAGTTTTTTCAGTTATCTATTACTATAACGGGAACAAATTATCAGAGGAGGGTTTTACATATTTTTTATTTTTTCCAAATGTTACCCCGAATTAAATATGTTAAGACATAGGTCTATATTAAAAAATTCTTTCCGCCCCTCCTCTTTTTAATAATCTTTTGATGTATATATTATAATGGTAATGTATACGAGTTGTATACAAGTAAAGGAGGACAATATGATGGAATTAAAACCAAAAGTCCACATCATTACACTTGATGAAGCTACCTTGTATAACACCATTACATCATATAAAGAATCCCATGAACTACTTGATTCATTCAAAGAAGAGAATGTTAGAGTGGTTCATGGGATTACATTGTATAAATATGATGGAATGTTATATCATGTGGCTAAGAATGATGTAGACGAACTAGCAAGATATCGTCTCATTGGTCCAGTTGACCAACCAGATGAATCTATTATTTTCAAATTTGCTCAAATCATACTCGAGTATAATGATGAAGAGTATGTAATTCGTGATGACTTCAAAGTAACATCCATATTCTATAAGAATGGTAAACGTAATGAAGTAATCTACACAAACCCAAATCGATATGACATCACCGATGATTATGTGGTCGCATATAATCGATGTCATGGGTACTATTACAAAGATCTTTGTGTATGGGATGGAGATCGATTCATTGGTTTAGACGTTGGTCGTCTATTGAAGTTTACCAATATCATTCGTATCGAAGATATGATAGCTATTGGCACACCAGATAATATCAAAGTCAATGAATACTACAAAGACCCATCGAATGTATTAAATGAGTTGGTATCTACACAAGCATTTTATGTGAAGAACAAACTCGGATATACCGAATTCAAGCTCCGCTATGAAGGGGTTAAGATAGAAGATATCCTATTCACAATTGATGAATCGGCAACAAATTCTGTGATTGGTACTACACCAACACGTAATCTAGTGAATGAGTTCCGTATCAGCTATTCTATGGTTGATATTGCGATTCAAGAATTAATGAATAACCGAGAAATTCGTATCTACCCAGGTAATCTTCATTATACTAACGATGAAGTGACATTCACTATAAAATCTGAAAGTGATATGTTCAGTCATATCATTATGCTAGAAACTATAGATATCGATTGTGTTCATATTGCTATCTATAAACGAGATGGCGGATTACTCTATTCATCTACGACTAGAAACCCCGCATTTAAGGAAGAATTGACAACGTTGGTGCGTGTATAATAAAAAATTACTAGAAAACAACTCTTTAATGGAGTTAAACCTTCATTATATATGCTATATGCGAAACATTATAGTAATTTTTTAACGTATATACACGTTGTACAACAAAATTTTTCCTTTAAAGGAGGACTTTACAATGTCTGAAGTAAAAGAAGGCTTATCTTTAGAAGAACTTTTGGCTTTAGAAGCTGAATTAGTTTCCGATGAAGATGTTGAAGCTACATTAGAAGCTGACGCTGCTGAAGATGGTACTGAAGTAGAAGACGCTCCTGAAGTTGAAACAGAAGATGTGAACCCTGAAGACATCCCATCTGATGACGAAGATGCTGAAGATGACGATGATGAAGACGAAGAAGAAGATGATGACGATGACGATGAAGTAGAAGAATCTACATTCGCAGCATTATTCTTGAACGAATTCGCAACTCCTGATGAAATCCAAGCTATGGCTGAATCCTATGATGAAATGGCTGCATTGTCTGAAAACATGGGTGTGGCTATGGAAAAAGTAATTGTAAAAATGGATAAAAAATCCCGTTTGACACACTTACAAAAAGCGGCAGTTTTTAAATTGGCTAACGCTTCTAACGATCCTAAATATCGTAAATTGTTGACTTTGTGGAAGCAAGAACGTCAAATCGAAGCATACTTGAACAAAAAATATGCTTCTAAAGCGTCCAAGATCGCTAAAGCAAAAATCAAAAACTATACTGCAACTGGTCTTAAGAAAGTTGCTGGTGACCCTAAAAAAGAAGTTGGTAAAGGTAAAATTGCCGACAAAGTGGCTGCTCGTGCAGTTGAACAAACTAAAAAATCTTTCTCCAATAAATAAGGGAAAGTATCAAGATGGTATACCGTTGGTAT